ATGTAGACGGGGGGTATTAGTCGCTAGACCCTCCCCCTATGCCACTACCTTCCTATAGATTCCTAAGACATTCAACCTAACGATTTCATTGATAGCTTGTTCAATCGCCAAGTCTTCATCAGCTTCTGATAATTCATCACTTGTCTTGACAATTCGAGCCAAGTAAGCACAAGTAAAGTATCCTTTTTGCTCGTCGAACGCTTTCCACTCGTCGAACTGAGTAAAAGGATCAAACGGGTTGTCAATTGTTGTTAGCATTATAGCTTTCATCGTTATCTCCTTTCTCATTTCAACGCATTTGCTAGCGTTGAAGTAGAAACACCAAGCGCGTCTGCTATTTCAGCTTGAGTGTATCCAGCAGCAAGCATCGTCTTTGCACGACTTGTTTTGGATGGAGACATCATCACTGATGTTCTTGGTGTAGCTAATTGTTTTATTCTGTCAAGATTAGTATTTTGCAGTATTTGTGTCAATTTGGATGGACTAACAGCACCTGCTTGAATAGCTTCCCATTCTTTTTCTGTTATCTCGATCTGTTGTTTCTTTGCACCGGTGCGGGTTCTTGCTTCTGCAAGGGCCTGATTCTTTACTTTTTTAATGTCGTCCGCGTCCATGTTTGGATTTGCTTGACGCTTTCTAGCAACAACAGAATTAGCTAAGATCTGCGCTTGCCGCTCTATGGGTTTATTCATTAGGGCGGTGTTTAAATGAGCGGTAAGGGTGGCAACCTCATTATCATAGACCTGTCTTGCTGACGGACTGTAAGGAGTCGGTACTGTAGCAAGGGCGTCTTTTCTAGAAGTATTCCCTAAAGCTTTCAAACTATTTGCATAAGCTGCATATACTTCTTCGATTGGTCTTCCAGAAGATAGTTCAAAAGCGTCATCTACTTCAGCCATCTTTGTTGAAGCAATCTTCCTCATAACTGTACGGCCCTTTGAATCTACATAAGACTCGCCCGTCTTTGTATAAACTTTCATACCAGTTTCAGGATCTATAGGACCGCCTTCTTTTGTGCTTCTTGGTTTACGAGCGTCAACTCTAATTTCAGAAGAAGCTTTAGAAACTAAAGTAGATGCACCACCGCGTTCAGTATTTTGATACCTTTTACTAAGGGCAGCTATACCATGGTCAATGTATGATTGTCTATAATCTAAATTATGTTTTTCAGAATCTATAACAACCATAGAGTGACGAACTGCTCTTGCAATTTCATCAAGATTAGCCCCCTTAATTGTCATATCAGTAATCAAATTTGAAACTTCACCCATCTTAGTTTGTTTTGTTTTTGGTTTAATTGGTGGAATATTTGATCCTTCAGGAATCTTATATGCTGTAATTGGATCAAAAATTTCAAGACCTTTTAAAGATGCGGAAGTCTTTATTAAGCCTCGATTATTTGGAATCACTATAACGGCATCACCATCAAAGTCTGCACCTGAAAGTTTTTGTGCGACTTTAGGATTAATTCCAATAGCATCAGGAGCGTTTTTCATGACAGCTTGTGCTGTTTTTGACCTGTTATTTACTGTGAGTTGGGGTATTTCAAAAGTCCCGCCATGGGGGTGTCTTATCAAAACAACTTGTTCGCCATCTTTATAAGTTGGTGCATAAACTTCAGTATACTTCATATTAGGAATAGGAAGGATTACTTTCGAAGCTTGCCTTGGAAGTGCTGCCGCTTTAAGATGAACCGCCGAAGCATCGCAATCATCAGCGAAAGCTAACAAAAGTTGTTTCTTAACAACTGGGTTTGTTAGTGCCATAATTTCATCATACTCTTCTTGCTTTTGCTTAAGTGCTAAATTAAGTTGAGTTTTAGCTAGCGGAACTGTTTGCTTAGAAAGAATTTGTGAAGAAATGGTTTTTGACCAAGAATCCCAATCGCCCTCTTCGTTAACAATATTAAGGGCTCCCCTTTGTCCACCTGGTTTAATAGTTGAACCAAAAGGATTATCAGAATCTATAATTTCCTCTCCTGTATCTCCAGCAACTTTTTTCATTTTCTTCATAGCACCAAGTTTGCCAACATCTTTTGATTTATTCGTATTAAAAACTATGTCCACACCCTTAGGTAAGTCATCCGAATAGATGGCCATTCCTTTTAAAAAATGTGTTCCATCAACACCAATACGAACTTGTGCATATTGAGATCCACCAAGGTCTAAATCTGGAACGCCACGGCGAAGTTCAATAACACCATCTTTCAAAGTTCCGCCTTCTTCAGAAAATCGAACTTTAACTCGTTCAGAATCAACACTTTGTATAGGTTTTAATCCCAGCACAGAGGTGTAAGTTCTTCCATAATCATCTGATTGGGCTGTTAGACTTTGAATTTTACTTACGTCTTTTACGACTTCTTGCCAAGTGCTATCCGGAGAACCAAGAACTTTTACAATTGTAAATTGTCCGGGTATTCCGATTTGTTCAACATTTACACGATGAACTTTATACCCCTGTTCTTGAAGTTCAGCAACGGCAGTATTTAATTTTGTACGACTTACACCAATATGATTTTCAACGCCAGCGCCTATATCAATAAACCTCTTTTGATCAACGCTTTCTTTGAGCATATTAGCTGTAGCCATGGTAATTGAAGCTCTTTCGGCAAGGGCGGGATCGAGAAGAGAACGGACGGAGGATTCATTTATTCCCATTCTCCTCCCGATTTCCATATTGGAGTAGCCCTTATCTTTAAGCCGCAAAGCTTCTGCGGTGTCGCCAGCTCTTTGTTCAGCTTTTGCAAGAGACATCCTCGCTCTTAATTGGGTTGTTGTTATTCCTTCTCCGCGAGCGATCTCCACATCACTTAGTCCTTTGTCACGAAGTTCTTGAATGTGGGACCGAAAACCAATAGCTCTTTGATAAGGATCTTCGCCAGACCCCCAGGGATATCTTCCTGAGCGTCTAGGCATTCCATAATGTTTTAAATCGTTACTCATGAAAGTTATCCTCCTATATTGATTTCAATTGCTCAATCTTTTTATCGAATGCGATAATTTTATCCATGATATTATAAACCTCTTCCGGTTCCGGGGTATGTACAATAACTTCACCAGATTGATAAACCCGAAGTTCTGTCTCAATATCTACAGGTTTAACGTTATACTCCAAACAAAATAGTGCATTATACACCAATAATTGTTTAATAGAGGCCGGGGTTTCCCCAGTCTTTAAATCGTGGATTCTTAAGAAATTTTTTCGAAACGAAATGGTATCAGCAGTTCCAAAACAATTATCCGAAAAATAAAGAATTTGTTCTGTTTGCATTTTAAAACCAATCGCATCATTAACATAAAGGTTTAAAGAGTTTCTTGTTTTAGGAAGTTTCACTCCAAGATTGATGCATTGGCATGCAAGAGCATGAAGGTCGGTTCCTCTTTGTGCAGCTTGATATTTTGTAAAAGTTGCAATTAATTTTTCCTCATCATAATTAATCCAGTGATACTTGCTAGCGCTTAGAAAAGCGTGCAAGCCTTCTAACCGAGAATGACTGTTGAAGTTCATATAAAACCGCCTCTCTATTCTCCGGGCAAATCATAGAAGCAAAAGACATATCATCCATAACTTCAAGATAATATTCTTGATTTGGCTGAAATGGTTCATAAAGACTTCTTTTACATTCCAAAGCCGCCCAGGTATTTTGGTACAAAATCAAAAGGTCAGGGATCCCCTGAATATAATTAGCATCGTTTTTGAGAACCATGCAACCAGGAAAAAGATCTTTAAGATCCATAATTAATTCTGATTGAAATTTTGACTCTCTAGCCATCTGAACGGCCTCCTTTCAAAAAATATAGAAGAGCGATTTTCTACTCCTCTTCTATTAGAGGCTATGTTTTGCCCGCGATAAAAAATTTAAGCGGACATAAAACGATGCTCATTAAAATCACGTTTATTATTAAACGCTTTTTGGATTGCTAAATCAATAACAGAATTTGAACGCAAGTAATAATAGTAAAGATTTGTAAACGGCGTGTTTAATCTATCGATTCGACCAGCAGCTTGAATAGTTGCTTTGTATGAGTAATTCTGGGAATAGAATATAATGGTATCGGTTTCAATACAATTCCATCCCTCAGCTCCTGCTGCATATTGGACAATATATAACCAGGTGTCGGCATCCGGTATGGGTTCATGTTTATGACCATTCCATTGCGCGGTCGGTATTCCTATTTTTTCTCCAAGTTGAAGAAGTAAGTCTTTCTCGTAATTAAAGTTGTAGAACACTATAACCTTAGGGTGTTTTTCAATAAGTTGTTTAACTGTATCTATTCTTCTAGTATCACTATTAACCACCCTTCTCATAAGATAACAAAGTTCGCTAACATCCTTAATCGGTCGCTGCTCAAAAACGTTCCATCGCTTAATCAGTACAGTATTAAAGAGTTCTCTATCGAAACCTACTTGAACTGATTTATCATGGGCTATTGTTCTTTTTTTATATCGCATATTAACAATAACGGCATCACGAAGACGAACCAATCTTGTGACTTCAACAAAGTGGTCTATTTTTGGATACTTTGTAAAATTACTATAAACAACATGCCTACGGATAAACTCTGTTCTATTTTTATACCATCCATTTGCTATGAAGACAGGGATATAATCCATCCAAGTGTCACCAGGTGTAGCACTTAATAAAATCCAATCATTACTTTTTGTAATCTTAAGAAAAGATTTTACCCATGTTCCGTTTCCTATAACTCTTTGTTCATCAAATATAAAGAAAGCATTTTTGACATTAGCATACTTACAAACATTATTCCATGAATCAACAATTACGCTAACACCATTTATACTCTTCTCTTTTTTTGTGTAAAGAAGGAACGGCGCACATTCTTTTTCCCATTCAAGAGTGTCCCTTTTTCTAGCAGTGGTAATGATATATAAATCTTTTGGCTTCTTCATAGGAGAATACCCGCTCTCACCATTTGTCTTGATTTTTCCTTCACATACCTTTATATAATAGTAAGCAAGAGCAGTTATAGATTTACCAGAGCCGACTCCCCCAACCAAAATATTTCCGTTTTTAAGTTTTTCAACAGCATCACGCTGATGCTCATATAAATTTATAGCCATATTGGTGAGCCAGTCCTCCTTTCAAAAAAAAAATGCCCGTCGAGCCGATAGCACAGCTTTTTTTTCTTAGTCGTGTTTATGGTCTTTACAGCTTCCATCACAAGCTTCACAATTTCCACATCCACCTATAGCATCTGTACCCCTATCAGGAACATCATAATATTTCTTCTCGAATTCGTCTTCAGCGATTGTTACATACATTGATTTAACATATGCCTTTACACCGCTCTTTTCATTTTTTGTTCCCTCATGTAGAACCCAATTATACGGACGGATAATGAGATCGATTTCAGAGATCTCCGCCCAATCGAGAATACCAACAGATTCATCATCCATGATGGTTTTCCCTTTACTTGAAATCATAATAATCTTTGGGGGGATATTATCATAGCTAACTGCTACTTGCAAATATCCTTGTTCTGCCTCGTTGTCATCACGAGGTTGAAGCCAACGGACATTCCATCCATCTTTTTCCAAAGTTCTTGCAAGGTCCTCTTCAAGAAAGACGCAGAAATTACGTCTTCCCGCTGGATTGAATTTACCTTCTTTCCCACTAAAATTCCTAAAACCTATACGGGCGTTCTCAATAGCAATATTATTTTTTATCATGTTTTCTTCTCCTTTCAAAATGGCAGACATTCATAGCCTGCTTCACAAATTAATTTTCCATCGATATTCTTTACGTTTTTCCAACTAGGACATCCTAAACAATCAATTTTGCCGCAATCCCTGTTATTAGGGCCACACTTATCAGAATCAGACATAAACCACTCAATGTCGCCAAACTTCGAAATATCCTCTACAGCGGCGTCAACTAGCGCATTGTAATAACTACGATCAATGTCTTTTTCTCTGCCTAATTCCTTGATCATTTCTGCTTCAAGCCACCTATATCCTTTACTTCCTGTTGCTGCATAGTACTTGTCTTCGTTTACACGAAGTAAGAGCCCTCCACCGCAACCAGGACGAACAGGACAGAATGCTCCAGCCTTCCCTATAAAACAATAATCATGCTCTCCTTCAGGAAGTTTTTCATTCATATCTAGATATAACGCACCTACAGTAACGGTTTTTGTCTCGAACATATCCTGAAAACCTATAGGCTCATGAGAGAATAATGTCTTAAAAACATATGTCTGAGCAAATTGTGCTCCGGTTGCAGTCCAACCTTTATTCCTACGAAGCTCCTCAGATTTATGTGTTTCCCATCCGTCAACTCTCGCGATGTATACTGCATCGTTAACTAGACAGAATCTTTTATAGGTTTCCTCGTGCTCAAATGTATATCC